AAGATCAAGCTCAAGGATTATTTACAGGCAATGTACCACCAACACAAAATATTTAATTTAGAAGTGCTAGAAGGTGATATGGTATATGTTGGAAAAGAGATAAAAGCAAAAACAAAAGATGATGCCTTGCGCATTATGAGTTTAATGTCTGGCGGTGAAGTTACTGCCAATTCAGAAATAATTTTTATTGAAGAAAAGGAGTTACATTAATGGCTATAAACTATAGAGGCGAAAGATTTAGTGGTTACAACAAACCTAAGCGTACACCAGGTAAATCTAAGAAGTTTGCTGTCTTAGCAAAAGTAAAAGACCAGGTTAAATTAATTAGATTTGGTGATCCAAATATGACAATTAAAAAAAACCAACCAAAAAGAAGAAGCTCTTTTAGAGCTAGACATAAATGTGATACTAACCCACCAAGCAAATTAACAGCAAGATATTGGTCATGCAAGAAGTGGTAATGTATGATTTAATATTTCTTGGTGTATTAATTACACTAGCAGTAATTGCATTAAGTATAGATACAAAACATAAATGAAAAGAAAATTTAAAAAAGTACCAAAGACAAAAGGCGGTGTACCTGAAAAATATGTAAGAGGCTCAAAAAACCCTACCGCCAGAGAAAGAGAAATTAAAAGAACCAGAAAATTATATAAGGCTGGTAAATTAACCCCAGCTATGATGAATAGAATATCTAAACTAAGGAGCAAAGGGTGAGCAAAAAAGCATGTATAGATAAATATTCTAAATCATCTGGTATATCAAAAGGCACACTTTCAAAAGTTTATCAACGTGGATTAGGTGCATATTATTCATCTGGTTCACGACCAAAAGTATCTGCACACCAATGGGCTTGTGGTAGAGTAAGATCATTTGCTACTGGTAAAGGCGGTGCAAGAAAAGCTGATTCAGATTTATTAAGACCAAAGAAAACTAAAAAGAAGTGAGGTTGTTGGAAAGATTAATTAACAAGTACCTTGCATGGTCTTTTCAAAGACAAGCTGATAAAATGTTTTTACAAGATTTACAAAAGGAGAAACATAATGCCATATCACACAAAACCTAAAAAGAAAAAATCAAAAGGCAAAAAGAAAAAGTAATGAAAGTAAAAGCACCTAAAGGTTATCACTTTATGAAAGATGGTAAGACTTATAAACTTATGAAACATCAAGGTAAGTTTGTAAAACATAAAGGCGCATCACTTACAGCAGATTTTCCTGTTATTAAAAAACATAAATGAGGCCATCATCTGCCAAAGCTAAAGGCAGAGCTTTACAACAATGGGTAGTGGATAAACTCATTGAGTTACTTGGCTTTGATCCCGAAGATTTAGAATCACGCCCCATGGGTTCTAATGGTGAAGATATAATCATGGGCGTACAATCCAGAAAACAATTCCCATATTCTATTGAATGTAAAAACCAAGAAGCAGTTAATGTATGGAAAGCATACGAACAATCGCAAGAAAACTGTAAAGGTTATGAACCTTTGGTTATAATAAAGCGTAACAGAGTAAAGCCCCTTGCTTTAGTCGATGCTGAATATTTTATAAGGTTACACAATGATAGAAAAACTAATACAACCAGTAACGAAGATACTTGATAAGTTCATACCAGATGCAGATGTAAAACAAAAGATTGCACATGAACTTGCAACTATGTCTGAAAAGCATATCCATGAGATAGCTAAAGCACAAATAGAAGTAAACAAAGAAGAAGCTAAGGGCAACTGGTTTCAATCATCTTGGCGACCAGCTACAGCTTGGGTATGTGTGTTTGGTTTTGCAATAAACTTTTTAGTAAGTCCATTATTAGCACCTTTTGGTATAACCATACCTCAAGCAGATACTTCAGTAATGTTACCTGTATTAATGGGTATGTTAGGGCTTGGTGGTTTAAGGTCTTATGAGCGTGTAAAAGGTGTTGGCAAGTAATGAGCGAACTGGGTAAAGTTGATGATAAATCATCTTTAAATATATCATTAAGTTATCTAGCACAAATCATAGTTGTTATATCTGTTGCAGTTTGGGGATATGCAAACATTACAGAAAAAATAGATAAGAACGCACAAGAAACTAGAAACCTAAGAGGTAATCAAAACAACTATATTTTCCCAGATATAAGAACATTAGAACAACAAGTAATAGCACTAGAAAAAGATATGCTAATTGCTAAAACTGAAATAGAATATTGTAAAAAGGAAATAGAAAAAAAATGAGTTGGGATAATTTTAAGTTAGAAGAATTTGCTTGTAAGCATTGTGGCGAAAATAAAATTGAACATGAGCTTATAGATAAGTTACAATTACTAAGAAGCGATGTAGGCTTTCCATTTAAGATAACAAGTGGATATAGATGTGCTGACCATCCTGTTGAAAAAAACAAAAAAGCACCAGGCACGCACGCATTAGGATTAGCTGCTGATATAGCCTTAAGAGGTGAACAAGCGTTAGAAGTAATATCAAAAGCTACAGATTACGGATTTACGGGTATTGGTATAAACCAAAAAGGTAATGCAAGATTTATACATTTGGACATCTCAAAAGATTCACAAGGTAGACCACGCCCTCACGTGTGGAGTTACTAAATGGAAATAAGCGCGATTCTATTTTGGAATGTAATTATCACTTTGGTCTTTGGGCCAATCATATATGGTATACGCGCAAACGCGACAGAAACGAAAAGAATTGATATACTTGTAAATAAAACTAGAGAAGAAGTTGCTAGTAGATTTGTAACCAAAGAAGAATTAGCAATTTCTATAGACAGAGTTATAGATCGTTTAGATAAACTAGACGAAAAAATGGATAAGATAATACAGATATGAGTAAAGGCGCATTTCCAACCCAATCGTTTGTAGGTAACTATGGTAACTTCGGTTTACCATCTATGGCATTTACTAATACTTTTATGCCACCAAAACCTAACTATCAACCTTTAATGAAAATGCAACCACAGGTTGATCCTCGAGCTGGATTTATGTCTATCCAACAACCACCTGTTCAACAAAATATGTTACCCCCCATTGAGCCAATGGTCACACCAACGCAACCCCTTACTACAACACCACAACCGTTGGCTCAAGCACCTTCTTTATTAAGTGTTCCAGATAGAGTGGAACAACCTAGAGATAGATTTATGTCTATTAACAGACGTGGTGATTTACCACCAATAAACTTATTTAGATAATGTCAATTACACACGATGAAGCAGTAAAAGCTGCACAAGCTGAACAGATACTTGACTCAGATGTTTTTAAACAAGCTATCGAAAATTTAAAAAACGAATACGTCACTCATTGGTTAAATCTTAGAAACATTGATGATGTAAAAGCAAGAGAAGATATACACAGATCAATCTTGCTCCTACCAGAAGTCGAAAGACATCTTAGAATTATTGCTGAAAAAGGTAAATTAACTAAAGCTAATATTAATAAAATTAGAAAAATTGGTTAAAAACCTCATTTTATTTGTATAATATACCTTTAAATACATAAGGAGTATTTTATGAGCAATAACGGAAAACCGACTGCTTTACAAACGGATATGGATAAGACTGCTTCCGCGTTTGAAAGTTTTTTAACCCCCGAAGAGGATAAGGTTGAAGAGACAGTCGAAGAACAGGAAGTAGTAGAAGAAGAGTATTCTGAAGATGATGAAGAAATCTTAGATGATATAGATGATGAGATTGCTGCTGAATTAGATGAATACGAAGAAGAAAGCGATGAAGAACAAACCAATGTTGAAGAGGAAATTGAGCAACCTTTAACATTTACTGTAAAAGTAGATGGTCAAGATATAGAGGTCACGCAAGAGGAACTTATCAACGGATATTCTCGTCAGCAAGACTATACGCGTAAAACTCAAGAACTCTCTCAACAGCGAAAAACTATTGAGCAGCAGCAAGCAGAGTTAGCGCAAAGAGATGCGATTTATTCGCAGTTGTTACCGAAGATGGAAGCCCAGTTAAAGGGTGAATTGGCTAACGAACCAGATTGGAACAGACTATACGAAGATGATCCTGTTGGTTATGTAAGAGAAAAACAACTTTGGGATGAAAAGAAAGAGAAGGCTCAAGCTATACAAGCTGAACAGCAAAGACTTCAAGAAGAGGCTTTTGCGGAACAGCAAAAACAAATTCAACAACAAGTTGAGTTTGGACAGCAAAGACTTCTTGAACTAATCCCAGAGTGGCAAAATCCAGAGGTAGCTGCTAAAGAAAAAGCTGCTATCAGAGATTATGCAATTAACACTCTTGAATATACTCAACAAGAAGTTGATTCTGTGTATGACTACAGAGCTTTACTTGGTTTACGAAAAGCATGGTTAAACGACAAGATTGCCGAAACTGTGAAAAAGAAACCAACACAAAAAGCTCCAGCTAGAGTTGCAAGACCTGGAACAGTCAATAAGAAAAAATCAGTAACTCCTGTGAGAAGAGCAAAACAAAGGTTGGCTAAAACTGGGAAAACCTCAGATGCGGCTAAAGTATTTGAACAATTAATTTAGGAGAATTATTATGGCGAAGGTCACTAATGCTTTTGATACATATACTGCTACTGCTGACAGAGAAGATTTAAGTAATATCATTTACAACATCTCTCCAATGCAAACACCATTTATGTCATCAATTGGAACAAGAAACGTAAAAAATGTTGTCTTTGATTGGCAAACAGAATCATTACCAACTCCAAGTGGTGCTGGTCAGCTAGAGGGTTTTGAACTTTCAAGAGCTGCTTCAACAGCTACTACAAGAGCTAGTAATGTATGTCAAATATCTTACAGAGATGCAACTGTAACAGGCTCACAAGAAGCTTCAGATGCAGCAGGTAAGAAATCAGAAATGGCTCATCAGTTAGCTATTATGGCTAAAGCACTTAAAAGAGATATGGAAGAAGCTCTATGTCAAAAAGGTGCTAAAACAACTGGTAATGCTACAACAGCTAGGGTAACTGGTGGTTTCGAATCATGGATTACATCTAATGATTCAAGAGGAACTGGCGGTGCTTCAACTGGTAGTGGTGCAGCTCCAACTGACGGTACACAAAGAGCTTTAACAGAAGATCTATTAAAAGATGTTCTACAGCTTATGTTTGCTAACGGTGCAGAGCCTAACTTAGCTATCGCTGGCCCAGTTAATAAGCAAAAAATTTCTGGTTTCACAGGTAGATCACAAGCTAGACAATTTGTTGATGCAAACACAGTAGAGGCTTCAGTAGCTATCTACTCATCTGACTTTGGTGAACTAAAAATCGTTCCATCAAACAGATCAAGAGAAAGATCACTATTATTAGTAGATCCAGAGTTTGCAAAAGTATCTTACTTAAGAAACTTTGAAACAATTGATATAGCAACTATAGGTGATGCCCAGACAAAAATGATTGTGGCTGAGTATGGTTTAGAAGTATCTAACGAAGCTGCTCATGGTATTGTTGCTGACTTAACAACATCATAAGTTGTAATACTATTAAAGGGTTTAGGCTTTGGTCTGAACCCTTTTTTTTGTGGTAGAATTACCTCATGGCTAAAAGTACAATCATAGATTATAAAAAAGGTTATAAACATGAGTTTGCTACTGAGGATGATAAGGTTATCTATCACACCACACAAGACGTAGCACCTGTTATTGAGCATTGTAAAGCTCTATCTGAAATGCGACCAGGCAAAGACTTCAGGCACGTTGCTGAAGTACCAATGGTTGTATATCAAAAAGCCTGTAGAGAAGGTTGGGCTAAAGATACTAAAAAATGGAGAGAGTGGTTAAACCATTCAGATAACAAAGTTTTCCGAACATGGAAAGGTAGAATATGACATACGCAGAATTAAAAACTAATATCGCTAACTTTTTAAATAGATCAGACTTAACAAGTCAATTAGACTTTTTTATTGATGCTACAGAAGCAGAATTTAATAGAAGATTAAGAGTTAAAGATATGATTAAAAGAGCTACTGCAACAGCAGATAGCCAATATTTATCATTACCAACTGATTGGTTAGAAGCCATAAACGTACAACTTGATGGTAATAATTTCACACCGCTAATGCAACAGTCTATAGAGTCATTAGATATATATAGAAAGTCTGTAGATAATGTAAGCAATCAACCTGTATATTACGCTTTGGTTGATAATACTATTGAATTAGCACCTACCCCAGATACAAGTTATACGCTACAATTAACATACTATGGCACTATTGATGCTTTGAGTGATTCGAATACAAGTAACTTTATTTCGAACTCATACCCAGATGCATACTTATATGGTGCTTTAAAACACGCATCTATATATCTAATGGAAGATGATAGGGTTGCTTTATTTACACAGCAATTTGAAAAAGCCTTAGAAGAGATGCGATTAGAACAAGAAAAGGCTGAATTTGGTAAAGGCTCGTTAATGCAAAGACGAAGAACTTATGGCAAAGCAGGCAAAAATACTTATGTTTGGAAAAATAATTAGGAGATAATATGGCAGGATTTAGCGATTATTTAGAAGATAAAGTGTTAGACCATGTATTTGGTGGAACTGCTTATACAGCGCCATCAACACTTTATGTTGCTTTATACACAGTAGCACCTACAGATACAGGTGGTGGTACAGAAGTTTCTGGTGGTGCTTATGCAAGACAAACCGCAGCTTTTACCGTTTCAGGAACTAACCCAACTACCGCAAGCAACTCTGCGGCTGTTGAATACCCAACTGCTACAGCAAACTATGGAACAGTTGTTGCTGTTGGTATATTTGACGCGCTATCAGGTGGTAATCTATTAGCATACGCTAACTTAGATACATCTAAAGTTGTAAGTACAGGTGATGTATTTAGGTTTAATACTGGCGATTTAGACATTACTTTAGCTTAATATCATGGCCACCATAGGCTATAACCAAGGCTACTACTCAAGGTCAAAGTATAACGACCTTGCATTTCAAGCTGAATCTACTATAAGCGCTGTTTCAGGCGCTTCAGCTATTGGTACACAGGTAAATACTGCAAGAGCCACTATAAGTGCATCTAGTGGTTTTACAGTTATAGGCACTCAGATTGATGTAGCAACTGCTACTATCTCAGCAGTATCAGGATTTACTGCTCAAGGCACACAAATTGATAGAGCAACTGCAACCATAAGTGCAGTATCAGACTTTGACTCGCAAGGTTTTATTACCGCAGTTGGTGTTTCTACCATACCAGCAACCTCTGATGTAGATGCTAATGGTGTAGTTACTTATAAGGGTGCATCAACCATAAGTGAAACAAGTGGCTTTGTAGCAATCGGTGGTTTAAAATGGGAAGATATTATTGTTCCAGACGATACATGGACAGATCAAATTGTCGCAAGTAGCACTTGGACAGATCAAACCAACCCATCTACAGTTTGGACTGAATTAGACAAACAAGAGGCAGCTTAATGGCAGATACATATACAACTAATTTAAACTTAACTAAACCAGAACCAGGTGCAGCCGAAGATACTTGGGGTATATCGCTTAACTCAGACTTAGACACGCTTGATGCTATTTTTAGTTCTTCTGGTACACAAGTTAATTTAAACCCAAACCAAGTTAATTTCGCAGACAATAAAAAAGCCATATTCGGTACAGGCTCAGATTTATCTATCTTTCATAATGGTACAGAAAGCAGAATAGAAGATAGTGGCACAGGAAACCTTGTAATAAAAGCAACTAATCTTGAATTAAAATCTTATGGCACAAATGAATCTTATTTAACAGCAAATCAAAATGGTGCAGTAACTCTTTATTATGACAACTCAGCCAAACTAGCCACCACATCAGACGGCATAGACGTAACAGGTAACGCTACTTTTGATGATAATGGTAAAGCCATATTTGGTGCAAGTTCAGATTTACAAATCTACCATGATGGCGGTAATTCTTATATAAGAGATTTAGGAACAGGCAATCTAAGGATAGATGCAACTGATTTTTATGTCAGAAGTTCCTCAGGTACACAATTAAAGATAGGTGCAGTAGATAATGGTGCGGTTAATTTATATTATGCAGGAAATAAAAAACTAGCCACAACCTCAACAGGCATAGACGTAACAGGAACAGTTACAAGTGATGGGTTAAAAATAGTTGATAGCACAACATCTAACATATCTTTAATGGAAGATGGAAGTTCAGGTGCAGATATAAAATATATTGGCAGTAATAATAATTTTGTAATTGCTACAGGAACAGGTGGTGCTGGTTCACAAACACAAAGATTATCTATACAAAGAGATACAGGAGACATATCCTTCTATGATGATACAGGCTCAACGCAAGGTTTATTTTGGGATGCATCAACTGAGAGATTGGGTATTGGGACGACTTCGCCAAACAATAAACTAACTGTAAGCGGTGCTAGTGATGGTATAAATATTGTAGGTACTAACTCTTTTGTGCGTTGGA